CTCCAGTTGCCGGAGCGTACTGCTACAATTGTTGCCATTTATCTTCTTCCCACTGGTCACCCGCCCAGACTGGCATGGATTTCATCACCCAGCACCTGTGTCAGCCGCGTGACCTCGCCCCAACTATCTTGCATCGCCCGGCGCATGTAGCGCCTTGGCGCCACTCCCCCCCGCCGAGCAATGGTGTTTGCCACCTGCGCGCCGCTCTCGAACCCGTGCCGCACGGCCCACACGTCCAGCTCGCCCGCCGTTGGCAGGTGCGTTACCCGCTGCCCAGCGGGCGCGTCGGACAAACGGCCCGTGCCGTATTCCATACCAAACGCCTTCTGGCCTAGCGGCGTCGAGAACGCGCCGCGCAGCACCCCCACGCTGGCCGACCTGGGCCGCACCTCGTAAACGATGGCATTGCGCAACTGCCCTCGAAACACCGGCGCATTGATCCGTGCGCGGCCCTGAATGTAGATCACCGCCCGCGTGAAAAATCTCCGCAACGGCTGCTCGATATGCGCCGGGTCCATATGCCTGATGGCCTGCTCAAGGCCCACAATGCGCACAATCATACAGCCCTCATGCTCAGGCGCATGTAGGGCCTGAGCAGCATGATGACGTCGGGGTCCATCGGCGCCAACGCCGTCAGTTGTCCAAACTCGTTTGGTCCGGCCACCCCCATCGGCGAATTGCGCCGTTGGTACAGCCGCTCGCATTGAAGGAAGGCCGCCTCTATCACCGGCGCCGGCACAGCCGGCCAGCCCCAATTGCCCGTCACGCTCACCGTGCGCCGCCCAACCGGAAACAATCGCGCGCCGTCCGGTCGCACCAGAATCATCGAATACGGCCAACTCAGCTGGGCCGCGTTGTATGGGAACAACTCATAGTCGCTCGCGCTCCATGTCTCATCATAGGTCCGGCGCCCATTGGAGTCGGTCGCCAACGCCGTGATAGTCGTCAGATCGTCCACGTTCAGCATATCACTGAACTCCGCGTCGTAATGACGCGTCATCGCGCTGACCGTCCAGAACACCCGCCCGCAGTGATCGTTGATCTGCGTGCACACACCTGCGATGATGGAATCGAGCATCGCATCGCTGCCCGTATCCGCGCTGGGGATTGCCAGCCGGGTTTTTAGATCAGCCCGCGTCACGTAATACGTCGGCACGGCTAACGCTCTCCCGTGCCGACCGCCACAATCGCCGTGTCGGCTGCCACCACCCCATACCAGGCGCACCCGGCGCCTGCGGCCCGGCTGATGTCCACGGCCGCGCCCAGTCCCGACAGATACAGGCCCTCGCTGGCCTCAATAGCCGGATCGGTCCCGATCCACACTGCCACCGCGCTGTGTGTGGTGTCCACATGCTGGATCGTCAGCGTATCCCGGTACGGATTGCCCGCCGCCACCAGGGTTGCCGTGGCGCCCACGGAAACATTACTGATTGCCACGTCTGCCCCCTCTCCGCTGCATCCGATCCGCCCCCGGCGCATCCGGTGCGCGCACATCCGATTCATTCACCGGCACGATCACCCCCGGTGAATCGTTTTGCAGCCAACGTGCGCTCGCATCGTTCAGCTCGATGATCTGCCCTGGCGCCAGCGTCATGAATTGGCTGGCATAGGCCCATTGTACCCTGTAGAGCATCTGTCCTCCACCGAGCAGGGCCGGGGGCGCCCTGCTCCCTCACGCCTACAGCGTGATGTTGTAGATCACGTCTGCCGCCTCAATGCCACTGGCTGCGCCGGTGGGCGTGTAGCGCCCCATTCCCAAACGCAGGCTGTACACGATCCGAGTCTGATCGGTGCCCGGCAACCGTTCGGTTTCGACCTTCACGCGCCGGCGCCAACCCACCACGAACGCACGGCGATTGAACGTCGCCACCTGGCCTTTCGTGTTGTTGCCCGGCGTAGTCGAGGATTTGCCATCAGCCTCGGTCAACGGCATAGCCATCGTAGAAATCAGGGGATGCCGCCCGATGCGCGATACCTCGCCGGCCAATACCGTTGCATTTTGGCCGTATTTCTCCATCGTCAACACCTGGTCGAGGCCGTCAATCGTGCCCGCCGTCTCCGGGTTTGTCACATAGATCAAATCGAGCGGGTTGACTGGATGGCCCCAATCATAGAGGTAGGTTCGGTCAATCATGCGCGTGCGCGCCTTCAGCAGCGCGGCGTAAGTGATCGCTCCGTTCATGTCCGCTTTGTTGCTCGTGTTGTCCACGATGCCGGCATGGCGGATACCGTCGAACGCTAAGTAGTGCTTAGTGTCCGCAGGGTCCGCATCATCCAGGTTGATGTTGCCCGTTGCGGCGTTGGTATCATCCCCGTTTAGCACCAGGCTGTCAGAGTAGTACCCCACGCTGGCCGCCGCCTGCGCTCGCAGGAACGGGATGAACGGGATGATAGAGTCCTCCTCCATCTCTCCCGACCACATCTGGTGAATCACGAACTTGGCCGCGCTCACTGACACCCGGTTGGAGCCAGTTTTGACCGTGGTGTAGTTGGCGCTGTTGTAAGCCGTGCTCTCTCCCACAAACAGCATTTCCGGTAACGCCGCGGCCACCGGCAGGTAGGCAACGGGCGCCGTCATTTCAAAGCTGTTGAGCAGATTGAAGATCAGGCTTTCCTGCCGTGCCTGCTCCCACAACTCGCCCACATACTGCGCGCCCACGAGTTGGAGGCCAAACCCGGTTTCCGCCGTGTCCATCGCACGGATCGCCCGCTGGTACGCAGCCCGGTTGCGCTTTGTCACCCGTGGGAACAGGTCGTCAATCGCCTGGCGATCAATCGCCCTGACCTGTTCATCGCTCATGTAAACGGCTTCGCTCAACTCATTGAAAGCCTTTGTCAGTTCCTCCGACGGGCCGCGCCCGCCGGCCGCCTTGCGCGCCATCAACAGGTCGTAGGCAAATTCGATGTCCGCGACGCCCAGGCCCCAGCGGCTGAATTTGCTGCCCACCAGGGCGTCGTCACCGCCAAACCTCATTTTGCGCGTGAACGCCTGGTCGGAGGCCAGGCGCGCCGCTACGGCCGCGTCCACGATCCCCTTGATCCGTTCCTCGCTGACATTCGCGCCGATTGCTGTCAACCGGTCGCTGATGTCCTTCAGAAATTCTTCAGTAGTCATTTTGCCAACCTCGTTAGTGTTTCGGTGAACATGGTATTCAGCAGCGCCAGCGTTGCCATCTCCATGTCTGCGTTGCGCCCAGCCATCGCATCAGCCGGGGCATCCATAGCCATCACTGGCAGTTCATCAGGCCGCTGCGCTCGCGCCATCACAGCCTGAATCAATCCAATCGCCTGTTCCAGATCGCGCCGGTTCGCCGCGCTCAGCACCTGGCCCGCACGCTCAGCGCGTGACACGGGCGCCCAGGCGCCAGCCGCCGACATTTCGTCGCTCAGGAACAGTCCCTGCAATTGTTCGGTCGTCAACGCGTGCAGGGTTGTGGCGTCCAGGAACTCTGGCGCCGTTCTCCCGTACCGCCTGTACGCAGGCAGCAGTGCGTTGTATCTGATTCGCCGGGCCTCATCATCCGGGTCGTCACCGTCTGGCGAAAACAGTCGCAGCATCGCGCCCGCTGTTTCAGCCCATGACGGCTCTCCGGTTGGCCCCTCTGGCGTGTCATTCGTCAATAATTCCTGTAGCGCCCGCACCTGGCGGGCGATCAGGGCGTCCGGGTCACCAGGCACAGGCACTGCGCTGATGTCTAGCAGTTCGTGCCACGTGTCGCCGCCCCGTTTCACATTGTTCCATCCCACGCTCACCGCGTGGAGATACCCCGCCCGGTACTTGCCTTCAACCTGGCGGGCGAACTCGTCAGCCTGGTCAAACGTGATGTCAGTCACCAGCGCCCGCTGGCCGGCATCTACAGCCACATCCGCCCGCCCAATGGGCAGCGTCCGTCCGGTGTAATCATGCGCCCATAGCACCACCGGGTTGCGCTGATAGTTGTCCAGCAGCCACCGGTCATGTCGTAGCGCCATTCCGTCGCGCTTGACGCCATCCGTCGAGGCCACGAACCGGATCGCCTGACCCGGATCGCCTACAGGCTGCCCCGCGATAAACGCTCTCAATAATGCCGTCATGGCAACCCCTCCACGTCCAACACAGGCACCATGCTACACCTGCAATTGATGTCCTCTGCCGCAATGCCTATGGCGCCTGGGTGTGGCCCGTGCCCGTCGCCAACGCTGAAATTGTCGTCAATCCCTACGACCTGGCCGTGCGCCGCCCGGTGCGTGTCTCGCACCAGGTCGTCGAGCGCCGCCAGCCACGATTTGCCCACGACCACACCAGACTGGCGCCAGCCTTCCAGTGACCCGCCATTCAGCGCGCCAATCACCTCGGTGCGCGCAATGGTCTCACTGCTCGACCGCCGTTCGGTCATGATCTGCTCCACGCGCTGAGCTAACCCCTCTATCGTTTCGCCTGCCTGGATGCCATCGCTCAGGCTGGCTTTCAGCGCCTGCCAGGTCGTCTCGTTCACCTGCACGGCGAACCGCTGCGCTCGTTCCTCAAGAAAACGAATCACTGCCGGCGCGGACAGGTTGAACTCAATGGCAACCTCCATCGCATCCCGCAGATCATCTAACGCCATCTGGCCGCCTGCCTGCGCCACATCCCGCAGGAGGGTGCGCACCGCCTGCCGGAACTCTCGAATCCAGCGCGCCCGGTCAAACGG